CTCTTGCCAACTGCTGTAAAGCAGTTCTTCTATCGTTAGATCTTCCATTTATATACGCACCAATTTCTGGTCTTTTTACATCTATTAGATAATCAAATAGTTTATTTTGAGTTCTTGCATCAAATAGAGTGTCGAGAGGAATCTTGGTGTAATTTACTGCTCCCCTTAAAGTATCAGGGATAAATTGATACATTCCAACGGCAAAAACTCTTTTTTGACTCTGCGCTTGCAATATTTCACCGACAGTCATTTCTGTCAGATTCTTTCCAAAAATAGATTTCGCTCCACCAGGAGTATCACCAGCATTTCCTTTATTGACAGAGTTTAATCCACCCTCACCACTAGAAATCAAAGCGGCAAGTTTTGGATACTTTGTACCACCACTTCCTGCTCTTGTTTCTTCCTTAGAATCTTCTGCAGTATCTTTTCCATCCCTATCCCCAAATATCTTTGGCAATCCTGGTATATTAAATTTATCAATATCAAAGGTAAATCCTTCAAATTTATTAAGGTAATCAACCAAATCTTTTATGGTATCAATTTTTGCTATTCTATTGATAATCTTTGCTACTCCGTTTTCAATACTGATAAAAGCATTTTTCATTTTATCAACAGCATTGTCAAATAAATCCTTAACGGTTCCAAATTGAAATACATCTATACTCCCAATTGTTTCACCGATACGCTCAATAAATCCGGTTATATTTGTAAACATTCCATTGACAAAATCTTGAAGAATTCCAAAATATTTTTGCATTCTCCCAATCAAATCTTGAGCCATACTTATGATTGCTGGGAGATTTGTTACTGCCCAACCAATTAAAACAGTTCCAAGATAATCAAGGATTCTTCCTAAGAATCCTTTAGTGCTGCTCATAACAACTTTTCCAGTTCTTCTGATTGCACCAACAACACTGCCCGCCTCAATTATATCTTCTCGCTCTCTCCTGAGATTTGCTTCTCTCCTCCTGCGGAATAAAGTTGAAGATAGTGATAATGACTTTCTTTTATTTCGATTGCTATCTATTAAAGACTTCGATATATTTGCAGAAGAAGATTGTGCTCTTCTTACACTTTCACTAAGAGAATTTACAGACTTATTAATTCTCTTTAAATTTAAAGATGATCCTAGTGCTAGTGAAGAGTTTGCCATATTATCCTACCACGTTGTATTGTATTTGCGAATACATTAAGTAGAAATTATCTGGATTGGAACTTGCCACTGGCGGCAAATATGTTGCCTCACCAACAGCAGCAGGAATATCTTGCTGTTGACCTTTTGTTCCACCATCAACATTTACAACAGAAACATTGGGAGTATTATTTTTTGCACTTTGTGTGAGACTTTGGAATAAAGTGTCCCTAGTCATTCCTAGTTGAGGTATAAATTTCTCAACTGTTGGTTGTATAAGATTATATGCTTGTGGGGCAAGGAATGGTAACCCAACAGATGCAAGTAGTCCAGGCAATCCACCCAATCTCAACAATGAAGGCAATAGTGCCAGACCACCAGCAGTTAAAGACTCTCCTGCAGATCCTCCTGTAAAGAAGTTGAGAATAGCAGCAAGTGGTCCCGCAACTCTTCCTCTAATCATTGGACCAGATCTGCTAGGTCCTGCTGTTGGTGCTCCTGCCCTCGTTGCATTTGCTCCAGCATTTGCTGCTGCAGCTGCACCAGATACTACTGTTGGTGTTGCTGCTGCTGCCGCCGCTGTCGATGGCGTTACTACTGCTGCAGCAGCTCCAGGAAGTGCAGCAATTCCTGCACCAATCGCTGTCAGCAATCCACCAGCAAGACCCATAATAAGTTTAAAAGGTCTCATTAAGAAGTTTTTAACTGCTATCTTACCTAACAGACTGCCAAGTCTTGTCAAGGTTCCGAGTGCTGTGGAGAATCCACCATTAATACCAATAAAAATTCCACCAACAATAGCGAGGTCTTTTACAATCTTGTCAAAAAGATTTTTAAGACTGAATTGTCCTTTTTCTGTTAATTCTCCAGTTGATTTAAGTATTCTATTAAGAAGGAATCCACCAAGTAGAATATTAAAGAATCTACCAAGATTTGCCAGAGTTCCTTGTGCTTTTGCTCCGACCTTTTGAATTGGAGCAACTAATGCTGCCTGTATCTTTGATTCTACCTGACTCTCTTTACCCTCTCTAATCTGACGCTCTGCTAATATCTGCTCCTGTCTTGCCTTCTGTTGTTCCTTTAAAGTCTCTAGAGTAGATGTCTCTCTAATCTGATTACCAATACCTTGCAATGAAGCAGAAAGAACTGCAACTTGCTCTGTGATTCTATTAAGAGAATTATTTACATTTAATAAAGCGAGTTGGTTTTGTCTAAGAGCAGCAGAAGTGTCTGAGTCTTCTCTTTGCTGCTGTGCAGACTTACCAAGAAAACTGTATGCTGTTATTCTACTTCGATTAACACCAACTATTGGCTCAGCCATTTAGTTCAGATTGCCTTTGCTTTAGATTTTCCTCTTCAATATACTGTTGGAGAAGAGTAAGATAGACTTCTCTTTCCCAAGGTATCATATTCTCTAACTCTGTCAATGAATATTTATGATGCTGCATCAAGGCAAAATTAACCTTAAAGTATGACTCAAGATCCTCATGAGCCATACTCACCCGAAAAAAGCAGTCAATCCCTCCAAAACAATATCACTTTCAACACCAGTCTTTGGATTTGTCACTGTGACTGTGTGAGATAACTTAGGCATTGTCTCAAAGAAAGTTTCAATCTCTTTGAATTGTTTTGAACTTAACTGTTCCAAAAACTGTGTCAACTCTTTTTTTGTGCAATCAGCAGCAGACCAAGATTCTTCTTCAGAATACACTTGCTCTACACAAGACGCAATTAAATCAAAAGTGTTATCGACCGTTACCTCTTCTCCACTGAAGTTGTTTTTAATGAACTCCTCAAGTGAAGGATACTTCATACGAAGAACTAGGTTATCATCTAGTTTAATATCTCTACTATGATTCTTACCTTTTTGAATCTGGATATCATCAAGATTGATAACAGTGGGAACTTGTGTTTCACCGTCATCGGGGCAGGTTACCATTACTTCAACTTCTTCACCAACAGACTTACCTCTGATGTTGAGGAAGAGATACTCAATGTCAAAGGTAGAGAGTTGGTCTACCTTGACTCCGCGAGTGATAATACAACTGGAGATAACTTCTTTGATTGCATTTGTAATCTGCTTCTCATCTTCACTTTCCATAGCGATGATGAGGATTTTTTCTTCTTTGACTAGAAAGGGTCTATACTTAATTTTCTTTCCAGTCGAAGGTAATTCCAACTCATATGTTGGCGTAGAGATTTTTGGTAAAGGCATAACGACCCAAAGATTTCAGATAATGATATTTATGCTGTTGTGGTGAAAGTTGAATTGAGAGGATCACTTGCTGGTAAGATAACAGTTCCAGGAATTCTTGGATCGGGAATTGGAACATCTGTGTTTACTGCCAAATTCTGGATTATGCCATTTACTTTATTATTATCAACACCTCTACGAATAGAGTAACTATCAAACTTACCAGCAATATATCTGTCGAAACTAAAGGTTGCCGTTGCTTTTAATACTTCAGATGTTTCATACTTAACAGTCGTTGAAGACAAGTCAATCGGAAACATACCATAGAAAGTATACTCTATCTCTTCTTTGTAGTCTCTGTCAAACTTGATAATCTTAGTTTGGTTTGACTTATAAGAATCTGGATACTCCATTCTGTAATAATATCCAGAATCACTCTGTCTCTGCCCAGAACCATTACCAATGAATTCCATCCAGTGGTCTAAGAACTTTAGAGTCTTATATTCCTTATCAACATAAAACTCAAGTTGTATTTGGGTGAAGAGTCTGGTATGCGCCATCTTCTCAGAGACACCCATATAGTTTCCAACAATATCAGCAGTTGCCAATCTGCTTCCAGGAAGAACTGCTGAGTAGCAAAGAAGACCAGAAGTTTCTGTAATAAATCTATATCCAACTCCACGAACATTCAAGTGCTGCCTTAAGGGTGTTGGCAGTCCAGCAAAGATCACTTGATAGTGTGATGACTGTGCCAGATTAGTCAGTGTTGGTTTGAAATCAGATATTCTGCGGGGTCTTACCACTCTAAATACCTTATGCGACTTACATTATTAAGTATTTAGATGGCATATAAGGGAAAATATCAACCTTCCAATCCAAAGAAATACAAAGGCGACCCAACCAATATCATTTATCGCTCTCTTTGGGAGCGCAAGATGATGAGATATTGTGACCTGAATGAAAATATTTTGGAATGGCAATCAGAAGAATTCTGCATTCCTTATCGCTCACCCATAGACAATAGAATTCATAGATATTTCCCAGACTTCTTTATTAAGTATAGAGATAGTGATGGGAATATTAAGTCCTCCTTGATTGAAGTAAAACCTCTGAAACAAACTACACCTCCACCAAAACCAAAAAGGCAAACTCAAGGTTACATTCGTGAGGCATATGAGTATGCCAGAAACCAGGCAAAGTGGGAAGCAGCAAAAGAATGGTGTCTTGATAGAGGTTATGAGTTTAGAGTCTTCACAGAGAAAGAACTCGGTATTAAGTAATGCCAAGAAAGACTGTTCAACAACAGAAACAAAAAAGAGTTACGGATACTGACACCAACCGTAACCGTATTCGTGCTGTCACTGAAGGTCTAGTTGGTAATGAAGATCCAGATGATATTATGTTAGAGTTAATGGAAACTCTAGACGAACTTACTGAAGCACCACAGTCTGGTAAGTTTTACATTTTTGTTTATAATCCCAAGACTCCGAATATCGAATACGATCAAAACCCCTTTATTGCCTTGACTGATATATTTGAATGGGGTTTTCGTGGAGTTAATTTTCACTGGGGTCAAACCAGACAATACACTTGGAATGAAGTCGCTGGTTCACTGTATGAGGTTTATGCCTCAGAAGTAAAAGATCTTCAAGCACTACCTTTTGCAAAGTTCCGTCTAAATAACTAGAAAGTCCTATAATGGCAGTACAAGACCCCAGAGAGATTTCAAGACAAAAAGGATTAGGAGTAAACTACTCCGGCAATAGTACTAGCAATGGTGAGAAGAAAACCACCACAAAGGACAAAAAATCTAAGACTAATAAGAACACTAAAAGTCTTAGATATCCTTATGCAATGTTGACGGATAGTACTGACTATTTGAAAATTGATATCGCAGAATACAAGGCACCAGGTGCTACAATTGAAGGGTTGTCAAAAATTGTCCCAACCACCAATGAAAAAGGAGAAGTAACCAAAACAACAGTAACAGCAACAAGTAAGAAAGATTTTACGGCAGGTTTAAAAAGTATTGCAGCAAAAACGGGAACATCAATTAACAAAGGACAACTTAAAAAACCATTACACACAATATATTTACCAATACCACAACAATTATCAGATACTAGTTCTGTTAATTGGGACAACAGCACTCTGAATCCAATAGAAGCGTTTGGAGTTGCGGCAGCTGGTTCTGTAATGAAAGCAGGTGATGCTGCTAATGCTATTGCCAATGCAACTGAAGCAGTAAAATTATTAACCGAAAAAGTAGGCTCAGTTGCAGGAAATGATCAGATGAGACAAGCAATTACTGCCGCTCTTGCAGGAACAGCAGTTGGTGCTCTTGGTGGTAATGTTAGTGGATCTCAGTTAGTTTCCAGAGCAACAGGGCAAGTCTTTAATCCAAACTTAGAACTGCTGTTCCAAGGAGTTAATCTTCGTTCTTTCCCATTTAGTTTTGATATTTTTCCAAGAAACCAAAAAGAAGCAGAAGTTGTCAAAGAAATTATCAGAACTCTGAAAATCTCTATGGCAGCTCACAAAAATAGCACAAATGACGCACAGTCTGGAATCTTTATTTCTGCTCCAAGAGTGTTCCAGTTGACTTATATGAAAGGTAGGAACAAACATCCGTTCCTCAATAAGTTCTTGCCTATGGCATTGACAAGTATGAACCTATCATATACTGCTTCTAATACTTACTCAACATTCTATGACGGAACACCAACTCATATGAAGTTGGATTTGGTATTTAAAGAACTCAACCCAATCTACTTCGAAGATTATATAGAACTTCAAATCAGTGGAGACCAATCAGTAGGATACTAAAATGTCATACTTCAGAGAACTACCAGACTTATTCTATCAGTCACCACTTGCTTCTCGTGTTTCTTCACGAGAGTATGTAAGAGTTAAAAACTTGTTTAGAAGAGTTAAACTTCGTGATGACTTACAAAATGTTTTCACACTCTTTAACAAGTATGAAATTCAAGAAGGTGAAAGACCAGACACCGTAGCAGAAGATTTATACGGTGCTGCTGATCTCGACTGGGTTGTAATGCTCACTGCTGGAATTATTAATGTAAGAGACCAATGGCCATTATCTGATCGTGATCTATATGATTACTCTCTTAATAAGTATGGAGATGAATTAAATTCCACACGCTTTTATGAGACTACTGAAGTAAAAGATTCTTCTGGAAGATTGATTCTTCCAAAGGGTAAAGTTGTAGACTCTGGGTTCACCATTCCAAATCCTTCGAATAAAACAGCGACACTAAATCCTGTCACAGGAATTAGTAATTATGAATATGAAGTTAGGAAGAACGAAGACAAGCGTTTGATCTACATTCTCAAACCAGAATACTTACAACTCTATCTTGGTGATATGAGAAGAATCATGCAATATGAAAAGTCTTCCCAGTATATCAATAGAAGACTTGCTGCTACTGAGAATACTAGGAATACTTCACCATAATAGATCTAGTTTTTTATCAAAGATCATAACATAACGGTGCTTGCGGGAGCGATCTTTCCATTCTCCTTCGGCA